AAAGGAAAACACTGTTCTATATGCTGGAATCTGCCATAAGTGATTCGCATAATCAATATATAAATATTTTTCTACCTTTTTATCTGGTAAAAATATTTTTGTGTATTCCTCTGACTTTTTTATTGCTTCTATGCATCTTCTAATTCTGTCAGACGAAACTTCTTTCCAATTGAGAAGAATTAAACCACTTCTCATTCGACAGTCTTTGCACACAAATCCATCTGCAATTTGCTTATCTCCCTTATGGCTTCCACAAATGCAACAAACTCCGCTCTTTGAAAATAATCCCACACCCATTTCCTCCTCTTATAAGATACAAGCATTATACTGCAAGAGGAGGAAAACAGCAAGCTTATCTCATATTCTCCGGCAATGTATAACTCTCCAGATCGTCCAGGTCATCAAACGTAAAATCCGTATCCGTCGTGTTCAGATCCTCACTTCCATCCTCCAGATACGCAACAGGTACCTTTGCCAGGATACAGTCACGCATTACCACCACACGCCGGCCAATGGTAGACGCCGGATCCTCATTTGTGGTCTGGATGCTGATCGTGGGAGTCTTCCCCTCTTTGACGTACTGCTGGTAAATCGCCAGAGCAGCCGGGCTTACATTATACATAGTTATGCTTCCCTTTCCCTCTGCCGCAACTACCTTATGCTGCTTCATCCGGTGGCCCAGAAGTTTCTTGCCTGTCACCGTAAATTCAATATTGGATTCAATCTTAGAGAGTTCAAAGAAGTACCGGTTCTGTCCGTCTACCGTGATGTAGGCGCTGCCCTCACTTCCAGTCACCAGGTCTTTGATTTTTGTGTAGTTCTTTCCTGACATATTCTTTTCACCTCCTATGACAGATTTACGGTGATGTAAATCTTTTCTACACTGTCCACTGGCTGAGTGAATACATCTACCACCACAGCATCGGAATCTGTTCCTGCATTCACTGTGATATCATCTGTTTCAAAATTCTGGATAGCAGCCATATTCTGAAGTGTGGTAAAATAATCCACCAATGCAGCTTTCAGCAGGGACCGTCCATCTGCGTTGTTATTGACTTTTCCCACATAGTTGCTTTCAAAGATAGTGGAGATATCGTTAGCAATATTATCGATCGTCCTGATAACCCGGTTCTTGGTGAACATCTTGCCTTTTTCTGCCGTTACTGTAGTCAGGGAATTGATATCATACACCACAGTTACGTTCTGGGCGCTGTCCGCTTTGAAGATCAACTTACCCGCTTTGACCGCATTCTCCATCTCTGCCTTTGTCATACGGGGATCCACATCGATAGCACCCACATACTTCATGCCTGTGTTGGAAGTTGTAATGCTGGCCCCCGCTGTAGCTCCTGCTACCCACGCTGTAGTCTCCGCTGCAGTTAGGACTGTGCCGTCTGTCATGACAATCCCCTGTACCACATTGATGATTCCCTCTGAATCCGCCACATGGTTTGCCAGTACTGCCTGACACTTGACACCCTCGTCATCTCTCATAGCCTTAATCCATGTTGTAATCGCAGTCTTATTAGCAGACGCCGTTTCCGGCTCTGTATCGTAAGGGTAGCACAGTGTATTAAACTGCACTGTCTTCAGTTTCTCCAACGCCGTATTGACGGCTTCCGTATTGTGTGTTTCCGGCAGCTTGTAGATCAATACAGTTTTTGCCTTTTTAAGGGCCTCTGTAGCCAGTTTCTTATCATCCGCCGTAGCTTTTTCCGGATATGCCTGTTCTGTGGCTGTGATGGTATACATCTTTCCATCCTCGCCCACAGACATCTCCTGTAAAATCACCACAATACCTCTGTCTCCCGGAGTGATCGACAAGGGCTCGTTTGTCTGGATGTTGATATAGGCCCCGGGTAGTACTTTGTTCTGAGATTCCCATGTGCCTGCCATAGGTTATTCCTCCTTTACATCTGCATTCTGAATCATGGACTGCATCTGCGGTGTGGAATCCTCTCTAAACTCCCGGTAATCCACATCAAACTGAAAATGCAGCACATTATCCTCGATTTTTAAGTTTCTATTTTTAATTTTAAAGCCAGGAGCCATAAATTTTCTTGTCAGCTCCTGGCCCACGCTCCAGCATTCCTCCTGGAGTTCTGCCCGCCCCCCATTCTCTGGGAAATAGAGAACATCCAGGCTGACCGTATTTTTCAGTCGGCCATTGATACCGCGGGAGGGTTCCTGGTCATAGATTGTTACCATAAAACTGGGAACCTTAAAGTTCTGAGGAACATCTTCACGATATACCCTGCAGTTTTTTACTTCCTTTAGCCCCTCAGCAATGGCTTTATACAGTTCACTGATCATGTCGATTCTGTACCGCCTCCACTTCTCTCTTAAAGCATTCAATTAACCTTTTGGAAACATAGTTCTGCGTCTTTTCCAGCAGATGATCTCCCTGTTTGCTTTTAACGTACCCTGTAGTATTTCCATCCTGATCCACAGTGCGATGCCCGTAATTGACATAAGAGGCATAATCCGCACTGTTGACAAGATTTTTAGTAACTCCTCCATCTTTAGAACGCACAGCCGGAGCCGATCGCCAGTTTTTTCGATAAAATCCCGTAATCACCGGTGAATTTTTCTTGGCATACCGCATCCCTTCATTGACTGCCTGATTTAAAACTCGGATGTCAATCTCTCGGATATCGTCCACCATACTCATCAGTTCTTTGCGATACTGGTCAATAAACGCTTTATTCCTTCTGTAATTACTGCTGCTCATGCATTATCATCCCTCTTCACTTCGCACTGCCACTGATAGGTATATGGATGGCACTCTCCCAAGGAGACCTCGACTGTCTTTCCAGTTCTCATCGTGATCACCAACTGATCGCCTTCCTGCACATCCTCATCCAGACCGCAGAAAAGCTTATAACTGTTCTGTATGGATGGGTTCGGTGTACCAGTCTGAACCTGTCCGGAAGAACTGTAGCGGCATGGGCGGCCCTCTGCCACCAGAAACAGTTCACTTCTGGTATAACCGTCCTTTTCTACTTCGTGCCAGCGTTTCACTGTCATTTTTGCATCATACATCACTGCATATGGATTAAACATAGCCCCTCAACCTCCTGTGGCGCCTCAAGGCTGCTTTATCACTGTCAGACAGTCCATAAATACTGGCTTTTGTATTTCCATCCGTCTGCGCCCAGGTAATGCTCCCATCCCCTTCCTTGATGCTGGCTACCTCCGGCTGATATCCGGTTCCATTGGCCGCTTCATAATCCAGGATACCTTTTACCTTTCTTCGTATAATCGGTTCCAGGATATCTGGGATACATTCGCGAGGCAGGTTACAGTAATCACATACCATCAGGACCATATCAGAAATTAAAATAGTGTGCTCCCCTGAGCCTAAGGCCAGATTCCTTTCCACTGCCCCCAACATCTCAGAAAACGTCATGGCAGCCTCCTTATTTTGCAATGATCCCGGCATCCCGGAGAGACTTAAGCAAGGCATTAAACTCTGTCTGGGTCGGAGCGGCAG